CTAACTGGCAACCGCGTCCGCTACGTGCAGACTGTCAGTGGTACCACGCCATCGTTCACACGATCGCTTAACCGTCTGCAGACGAACACTAACCCTGCACCAGTTAGGCAGTTGATCGACCGTACTCTTGTGCCCAACACGCTCAACAGTACAACGGTTACGTTCAATACCCTTGATACCGGCAACAACATCAAACTTCTTCTCAGCCTTGGTGCGGTTGCGACCTCGCCTCCAAGTATTCAGCTTGAGGGTTCGGATGACGGCGGTGCGACGTGGGTTGCTTCGGGTGCCCCGCTTGCGGGTGTTGCGAGTAGCACGGTTGCCTTAACGGTCGGCCCTGCATCTTGGAGCCTAATGCGGGCACGGGTTTCTACCGCCGGGGTGGGTACCACCCTTAACTATGTCCTCATTAAGTGTCACGACTAATGCGCACGGGATACGTCTTCTTTAGGGATGACCTCGGTCAACTTTGGTTGGCTGAGTCCTTCTGCAGTGTGGCCGGTAAGACCGCAACATTCACAACCCTATTGGAGTAGGCCATGAAGCCCCCAAGCAAGGCCCAGAAGAAGGTGCAGAAGGTCATGCACGAGTTTAAGGGCGGTACCCTGCACTCGGGCAAGGGCGGTCCTGTTGTAAAGTCGCAGAAACAGGCTATTGCTATAGCCTTGAGCGAAGCGCACGTGGCAAAAAAGAAGAAGTAGAATGGCTGGTTTGTCACTTCTCAGGGTTGTCAGCAACGACGAGCTTCGGAAAACCGAAGAAGAGAAGGCACGTCGGGAACTTGATGATCGACAACAGGCCCCCTTACTGCAGGGGTTAGCCGCATATCTACGCGCCTGTTGGGAAGTGGCGAGGGACGCCAAGGCACCTATCCGCGACATCATGCTTAAGGCTAAGCGTCAGCGGGCCGGTGAATATGAGCCATCTAAGCTGTCTGAGATTTCGGATCAGGGCGGCTCAACGATCTTTATGCGTATCACAGAGGTGAAGTGCCGGGCCGCGGAGTCGTGGCTGCGTGACATCCTACTCGATACGGGTACGCCGCCTTGGGACCTGCAGCCTACACCTATCCCCGACCTCCCCCCGGGTAAGGATAAGGAGATCAGTGAACTCTTCGCGCAGAAGATTTTGGAGATCATCCAATCCACTGAGCAGGCCCCATCCCTAGCAGAGCAGTCGGAACTGCGCGAGATGATCGCGCAGGACTACCGCTTCAAGGTCTTGCAAGAGGCGCAGACCCGCGTTGACGGCATGAAGCTGAAGATCAGCGACCAGTTCGCCTCAGGTGGGTGGGCTGATGCGTTCAACGACTTCATCACGGACATGGCTACCTACCCGGCCGCGTTCCTCAAGGGGCCCGTCGTCCGTCGGCGCATGGCGCTAGGCTGGACGCAGAACCCGGATGGCACCACTGTCTCGGACGCCAAGGAAATCCTTGCGCCCGAATATGAGCGCGTCGATCCGTTCAAGATTTACCCCGAGCCGGGCATTACCCGCATCGAAGACGGCTACCTGTTCGAGCATCACCCGCTCACGCGCATGGACTTATCCGACCTTATCGGTGTGCCGGGCTATGATGAAGACGCCATTCGTGCCGTGCTTGAGAATGGTAACGGGCTAAGCTGGATTAGCGAGAGCGCACAGTTGGAGCAGGATCAGTTGGAGCGTAAGTTCCAATCGTGGAACCGGCCAACTACGGTCTATGATGCGCTTGAGTTCTGGGGCAAGGTCAGCGGTAAGATGCTCCGCGACTGGGGTCTGACCGACGCTGAAGTGCCGGACCCTACCCGCGAGTATGATGCCAACGTGTGGCTTGTAGGCAACTACGTCATCAAGGCGACGTTGAACTACGACCCGCTTGGCGAGAAGCCATACAGCAAAACATCTTTCATCAAGGTGCCCGGCGCATTCTGGGGGATGAGCATTCCCGAGATGATCGAAGACGTGCAGAGCGTCTGTAACGCATCGGCCCGCGCCCTTGTGAATAACATGGGGATAGCCTCTGGACCGCAGGTGGAGGTCAACATCGACCGCATCCCTCAGAACGAGGACATCACCCAAATCCACCCGTGGAAAATCTGGCAGGTCATGAACGACCCTCTGGGATCATCTGCGCCCGCCGTTCGCTTCAACCAGCCCACAGACAACGCCAACGTCCTGATGGCCGTGTACGAGCGTTTCTCGCGGTTGGCGGACGATCACTCGGGCATTCCTGCCTACGTGTCCGGTGACTTGAACGTGCAGGGGGCAGGGCGAACCGCCTCTGGCCTCTCTATGCTCATGGGCTCTGCGGGCAAGGGTATCCGGCAGGTGGTGATGCACATCGATAGTGATGTCATCAAGCCCGTCGTCTATCGGCAGTTCGTCTATAACATGCGCTACGACGAAGACGAGAGCATCAAGGGCGACGTGGATATCCTGCCCCGCGGTGCGGTCAATCTGGCCGTCAAAGAGACGGTCAACATGCGCCGGATCGAGTTCCTCAACGCGACGGCCAATCCGTTCGACATCGAGATCGTGGGCAAGGAAGGCCGGTCGGCCATCCTGCGCGAAGTCGCTAAAGGGCTGCAGATGCCCGTGGATGAGGTCATCCCAAGCCGCGAGAAGGCAGCATATTCTGCCCGTGGGCAGGCCAAGATGGCGGCTATGTCGGCCGCTGCCGGGCCACAACAAGGCACACCTGCCCCCACACAGCCGGACGGCAGTCCGAAGGGTGGCATGGAAGCTAACACCGTAACACCGAAAGGGTAAGTCGAGGAAGTAGATGCGGCGAGCCGATCCTGATGTCATTAGACAGTTGACGGCTATTGCGAAGCAGTACCCGGCTGTAGTACAGTATGTTTCTGATTGGCGTATGAAAGAGCTTCAAGCTCTTCCGCATGTCGGGACGAACACGGCACAAGCACAGGGGCGGTGCCAAGTGTTGGAGGAGCTTCACAAGCTTCTCCTTGAAGCCCCTACCATTTCGGCAAAGGTCTAGCGCCAGCCGTTTAATCACGCACACCGATAAGGAGCGTACCCATGTCCCTTCCCGCACAAGTCCGTAGGCAAATTGAGGCTGCAGACAACCATTACAAATCCCTAGAGCAGGCTAATACTGAAGGTGATCCTTCAGCCCCTGACGAGGGAAGTAATGAACTCCCTAGCGCCGACAATAGCGACGAGACTCCCCCCGAGCCAAAGGTTGTAGAGCAACAACCAGAGGCTCCCAAGCAAGAAGACAACAGCTTTGAGCAGCGGTATAAGTCCCTTCAGGGGATGTATAACGCTGAGGTTCCTAAGCTCCACGCGGAGCGCCGGGAGCTAACGGCCAGAGTAACGCACCTCGAAACTCTGCTCGCTTCTCTGAATACCCAAGCCGCTAAGCCGGTGGACACTCCTGCGCAGCTAGTCACAGATAATGACCGGGCTGAATATGGGGACTCTATCGACGTCATGCGCCGGGTCAGTCAAGAAGTGGGAGCATCCGCCCAACAGCGGATTGATCAGTTAGAGGCAATGGTTCGCCAGATGCAGACGACCGTGATCCCCCGCATTGAGCAGGTGGCGTCCCGGCAGGCTGTAAACGCAGACCAGCAGTTTTGGGCCGACCTCACAGCGAATGTGCCAGAGTGGCAGTCTATCAACAGCGCCCCGGCTTTCCAGTCGTGGCTTTTGGAGATCGACCCCATGAGTGGCATTAGCCGCCAAACGTACCTTGAGGATGCTCAACGCAACCTCGACGCACAACGGGTGGCTATGTTCTTCAAGACTTGGAGTGGTAATGCAGGAACGGCAGTTGCTCAGCCCCAAGTGCCCGCTGCTACTTCAGAACTCCAACGGCAGGTTGCTCCCGGACGCGGAAAGTCCGGAGCCCCCGTGCAAGGTTCGGACCGGAAGACGTACACTCGTACTGATATCGCCGTTTTCTTTGACGATGTTCGTAAGGGTGCTTACAAAGGCCGGGAAGAAGAGCGGGCTCGCATCGAGCGTGACATCTTTGCCGCACAGCGAGATGAGCGCATTGTTCAATGATTAAACAAGGAAGCTCGCTATGGCCTATCCCAAAATTGCTGGTCAGCCTAAGTTTGAGGGGAACTTCATCCCTGAAATCTGGTCTGGCAAACTGATCGAGAACTTCTACGACGCGACAGTTCTCGCCGCTATCTCCAACACCGACTATGAAGGTGAGATTAAGAACTTCGGTGATACGGTCAACATCCGTACCTCGCCTGAAGTGACGATCCGCCCATACGTCAAGGGTCAGAGCTTGAAGGTCGAACAGACCGACAAGCCAAAGCTTCAGTTGCTCATCGATAAGGGCGAGTATTTCGCCTGTATCGAAGATGACATTGATAAGACCCAGACCGACGTCAAGCTGATGGACCTCTGGTCCAAGGATGCGTCTGAGAAGATGAAAATCCAGATCGACACTCGTGTCTTGACGGATATCCTTCCCGGTATTAGCTCCCTGAATAAGGGTGCCAATGCAGGTCGCGTCACGGGTAACTTCAACCTCGGCACCACGGGTTCTCCGTTGTCGGTGACCAAGGATGGTGCGTCCTCCACGACTGCAGTGCTCGACCTTCTGGTCGATATGGGTACCGTTCTGGATGAGGCCAATGCTCCTGAAGCTGGTCGCTTCGTGGTCATCCCTGCCAAGATGGCTGGTCTGATCAAGAAGTCCGATCTGCGTGACGCTTCGCTGACCGGAGACTCTCAGACGGTTCTCCGTAACGGTCGCCTTGGCATGATCGATCGCTTCGAAATCTATGTCAGCCACAACCTGAACAACGCTTCTGGCAAGTTCAGCCTCGTGGCCGGTCATAAGATGGGCTTCACCTTCGCATCGCAGATGACGCAGATGGAGACGATCCGGTCAGAGTCCACCTTCGGTGACATCATCCGTGGCCTGCAGGTCTATGGCTATCAGGTTGTGAAGCCTGAGGCTCTGCTGCAGTCCGTGGTCACCTTGGCCTAATCGGTTAGGGGCTGCATAGCGCAGCCCCTTTTCCTCATTCCTTGGGAAGGAAATTGAACTATGGCTACCTATACCGACTCGCTCGGCTTCGTTAAGGGAACGGGTTCGTTCCCAGCCTATGCCGCGCACCTGTACTCGCAGGTCGAAGTCATCCTTGACTTCGCTGCCATTGCAGCCGCCCGTACCGCTGCCGGTGCCGCCGCCTTGACGGCTACCGACATCCTGCAGGTCCTCCCCGTCGCCGCTGGCACCCTTGTGCTGGCCGTTGG